TTACCCCAGAAAGAGGATCATTATCCTCACTTGCCAACAACCAAATCATAGGAAGTAACGCACGAGCATTTGCGCTCATATTATGAAATTCAAAGTTGTCCAACATGGATTTATGCAATCTTATCCAGGGCGGTTTTCTATCTTTGTATGATTGAAACGAAGACCAGTTATTTATCTGAATCATTTCGATTTCCTTTTAATGTTTCAATATGTAACAGATGCAGTTAACACGCCTGCCGATATCCAATAAATGCCCCGCCTCATATCACCATCCAGAAAGTAAACAAACGCCGCCAGCAGGCTTAAAACAATCATCACGGACGGCAATATGCGCGGGCCAGTCAACATGCTTTTTTCTCCCGGTATTTCTTGGCCGTGATCTGCAACTTCTGATAGCCAGCAAATAGCGGATTGACCACACCAACACTATGAAGATATGCAATTGAGGTATTCATTACATCGATGGTTTCATCAATGATCAAATCGTCAATACCCTCATTTACTGCATTGACGTGTTCCTCTACTTCCTCGCATAACTTATGGAGCTTTTGCTTCGGTCCAGCGTTTGGCGTAAACTCATCATGGAATGCTTTATAATGGAGTAAATATTCATTGATTTGCATCAGTACCCCCAACTTAAAATAAACTGTCTTGCCTCATCAAATCCCTTGCATACTGCTGATCGTACCGGAAATCCGATTGTGTGAAGACTGTCCAGATAATCAAGCCATTCCTTTTGCTCTGCTGATACTGAGCCGCCTTTAGTGCGCTTCAATTCAATGAACAATATAGGCTGTCCCGATCCAGGCCATATGGTAATATCAGGGAAGCCGGAAACAACTCCCTGAGCCTTTAACTTGCCTGCTGTGGCTTTGTGCCTGTATCCGCCATTAGGAGTGGCATTGAAACGAATATTGCGAAGTTTCAGCCATTGAATTAAATTTGCCTGCTCCTGGTCTTCAAGTGGAGGTGCTAACTTTGCATTTGCTTTATCAATCGCCTTCCTCAGCGTTTCCGATACCGGCCTGACTGTGCTGTATTTCATTTGCCGCTGCTGGTATTTTTCAAGATCCTGTTCCGACCAGTTCATTATTCACCCCACGGTTGCGCTATATTCGGACAGACACCACCGCGTAAATGCTTGTCCACATTGTACGGTATAGCAGCAGTTAAAGTCCGATTTGTCATTAGCAAATCTAAAGCCTTAAGTGCGACATCTTCCGGTATTGAATTAACTCCATAAGCGTAGTTCTGAAAAGTACGATAAGGTATTTCAAGACACTTGCTCATTTCATCCTTATTGAACTTTATTTCCTCTCGGATCGCTTCAAGTTCTGTGTGTTTCATCGGTATACTTTCCCCGCTTTTTTTGTTGTTTTTGCTGATTCTGTACCGACTAGCTGACCATTAAGACAAGGTGATATATCTTCCCTTTTCATTGCGTCCTACTGATTTAGGGTAAAAGGCTTTTCTTATCAATTCATGTACTTTGTCCAGCACTTCACCGGCTAAAACCTGCTTCTGAATCGGCCATGATATAAGTCGGTATTCGTCTATTACGCGGCCACAATTGCTGTAGAGATTTTCCAACCTGGATGCACGAATGTTGCCTTGCTTACCCTGAGTCGCCTCAAATTCTCTGACACATTCAATGTGCCCCATAGCCAGTGATATGTGCATGCTTGCCTCGTCATCACTCATCGCCGTATTTCTCCTGTATTGTTGAGAATAAATCCCCATGGCTTGCAGACATTGCAGATTCGCAATTCAACACGTTCTGTTTGTAATATGACTCTTTCAATTCCGACATTAACGCCCTGCGGCCATTTTTAAGCGCCACGTATCCAGTCGAACCGATACCACCAAAAGGGTCATAAATCGTATCACCGGGATTGCTCCACAACTTGATACCTCTCTCGATCACCTGGAGTTGTAACGGGCATATATGGCGCTCGTCTTTTTCTTCCCTGGCTGATTCACGTTGCAGTGTGTTTGATGGATTAATATCCATGGTCAGCTTGTAAAATCCGTCTGACTCAACTTGATTTGTTGTTACCCAACAAGGATCTGCATAATGCTGCCATATCGCTACAGGGAATGATTCTGCGGTGTGAGATATCGGTTCTGGATTTGATTCGCGCTTGCGGAATGTCACGAGATAGTCTGGTATCCCCTGTCGTGACATACTGCTGTCTTTCTTGATCTGCTTATGCAGCAAGCCGAGTGCTTTTGTTCTTTGCATTGCAATTACGGGATCTTTCCAGATACAAACCTCTGAATGATAGATAAAACCGACCTTCTGAAACATGCGGATAACATCGCCCCTAAAATCCTGTAATCCGATGTATCCATGATGTTGCTTACTGGTTGGCAGATTCATACAGTGAATAGAAACCAAACGCCCAGGCATAGTAACGCGGTGCCATTCGTTAACCATGAAAGAGAAATGATCTATGAACTCGTCATATGTGCGACAGTTACCAAGATCGCGCTCACTGTTAGAGTATGTGTAGAGACTGGCAAACGGAATACTGCTGATTGAATAATGGATGCTATCAGTCGGTATTTGCCGAGCTACTTCGACACAATCCGCATTATAAACCGCGTAACGGTCTGTCACTTTCTGATTGATAACCATGCTAAATAGTCCCTTCTATCCACTTTGGGATATTAATTTGAATGTCGGCATTGTACGAAAGTTTTTGATTTGACAAACTCCGCACGTTTTCAATATTCATCATTTTGGTGTGCTCAACCATGTTGGATATCATGGTTTCAAACTCGCGCTCCTTGCGTTGTACGTTTGACAGTACGCTGCCCTCAGCCTCGCTAATTATCAGATGCCGGTTGACTTCTTTGGTCTGGCCGTGACGGTGGAATCGTTTTGTAGACTGAAACATAGCTTCAAAACTATCCGACATACCGACAAATACCGTATTGTGGCAAACTTGAAAGTTCATCCCGAATCCGCATATTTTACTCTTAGAAACGAGGACCGGAATAAGACCGGCAGCAAAGTCGAGCATTGACTTCTCTTTGTGTTCGTCACTGTCAGATCCAGTGACCTCAACCGCGCCAGGAATCAGTTTAGTAAGCATTTCCGACTCAGTATTTAATCCACACCAAACAAAGCATGGCTTTTCAGATGCCGCCACAATTTCAACGGCCTTTTCCACTCTGCGTTCTAACGATTCTTTTCGAGCTCCACGTCTTTCAGTAAGACCTCGCGCCTCAAAAGCAAATAACGCGCCCTCCTGAGCTTCCGATGGAACTACGTGCTGAAAAGTATTAAGTGATGGTAAATCAAAACCTTCATCGGAATAATTGAGGTCTGACGGCTTAGTGAGGAATACTCCCCATGATGATAACCATTTCCAGAAAGATTCCTCTGCATGTCCTTTAAGTCTCCACTTGGCAGTATCACCACCATCATGGACAAAGAACGTAGCCAGCATTTCCGTGTAAGACATGATCCCCAAAAACTCAGCATGATTGCCAAGTTCCATATAATCATTCGGGGATGGTGTTGCGGTACATGCAAGCCGATACGGAATATCGCGGGAAAAGTCGATGATTGCTTGACGCACTTTACCGGTCTGAGATTTGATAATGCTGGACTCATCCAGAACTATTCCGCCAAAATCGGCAGGGTGAAAATGATGCAGCATTTCATAGTTGGCAATGTTAATGCCCTGTTTTACATCATCGTGTGTTCTGCAAATATTGACAGTAATGCCGAATTTTAAAGCCTCTCGTACTGTCTGTTTCGATACCGCCAACGGAGCCAGTATCAGTACTTTATGAGTGCGTTTTGATACCTGTTCCGCCCACGATACCTGCATTGCCGTTTTGCCAGTGCCGGTCATTGTAAACAATGCCGCCTTGCCGCGCTTACATGCCCACTTTACCAAGTCAGACTGATACGGATAGAGATTGACCGGTAGTGTTGCATCATCAACATCAAAGCCGCTTGGCTGATTTGTGATAAGTTTGCTTTTTAGAAATTCAGCGTAATCCATATTTGTTACTCCCCATACTTCTCAAATATCCTCGCTTTAATGGTATCAACTACACACTCCTGCAATAAAACGTCACCGGCAGCACTGCCTTTTAATTTCATGGCGGATAAGCATTTTTCTACCCATGCAAGCTGATCTAAAAGAGTGGTGACGTTCATACCTCTTTAGCCAGCTCTGCATTGATAGTGACAATCAAGTCATTGAGATACGCGGCGGATTTGTCTTCAAGGTCTTGCTGGAGAGTAACCTTGCCTTTTGTGATAACTGATAGAGTGCTGTCGCAATCTTCCAGACGCAGGGCAGCAAGGTCAGCGAGTATCTTATAGGCGATTTGCAGTAATGCCCCTGTATCGGTTGCAGCGGCTTTGGCCTGGTTGATCTTGTCAACAGCAGCGGCGGCTTTTCCGGTTCTTCCGGCCTGTTCATCTTCGACAATAAAGGCCTTGTCAACGGATACCGCGCCCTCTTTAATTGCTGTTGCAATACCCTTCAAGATAGCAAGATCATCAAGGGTGATTTCTTCAACGCCCTTATGCCCGAGGAATCCGGTTATTGTTTCCGGTGGCACGTTCATTTTATGGAAATAGGCCATCATTGCGGTACGCTTTGAATCAAGCGTCTTAGCGTCTCCAATGGCGGTTTTACGTGCCAGTTCATAGAATCCTACCCATAGAGCTTTCGGAATGCCCTGAAGTATCGCGTTACGCTTTGCCAGCGCACAGGCAGCATTAACGGTCATAGTCACCATATCTGCATTAAACCGCTTGCCGAACTTGTCCGTTATCTTCCTGCGTACCTGCGTCTTGATTGCGACATTCTTTTCCAGATCGTGAAAGAATCCTTCACAGGTAACGCTTTCCTTATCTTCAGCAATCATGCTTGAACCGGATCGAGCGTTACCAAAATTGTATATTGCCAGTTCAGCGAATCTTACAGACGCGCCTTCAATGAATTTCTTGGATCCATCATCATTCTTGCCGCGTGGTAAAGCAAAGATGCACTCTGTAGCCACTTCCTCAGACATTGACACCATGCCCTCCATTTCCTGACGGAATTGCACCATGGAACGCGGGAATGCTCTTGCTGTGGCAATTTGCGTATCAATTTCGGCTTTGGTCATCACTGCCAGGGCGCTTACATCTACTATTTCAACTTCATTCATTGGATAACTCCTTTATTTTAGATAGATCGTTGCCGCTTGGCTGATTTGTTATGAGTTTACTTTTGAGAAATTCAGCGTAATCCATATTTGATACTCCTTTAAAACCCCTTATAACCAGACGCTACAACGGACGAGCCGTTGAGCTTTGCGTTAAACATCCTTTTGATGTGTCCGGCTTTTGTAGGCTGCCGGACGGCTCCATTTCCGATTTAATGCTTTCCAGTCCGAATCGTACTCTTTGATTTTGTCGCTTTGGTACAGTTGGCAGAATGGGTAAAATCCAAGTTCAAACACCCGTTCAAGCCGCTTTTCTGCTTCTGCCAGTGTTTCGCCGTCGAATCCGATCATCACGTAACAGCGGCGCTTATATGCCGGTATACCGTCGAGGATCACCGCCGCCCGTTCCAGCCATTTCAAAGCTGCGGCAGAGTCACAGGCAAACCATAGTTCTTTCAGCCGGATTGAGTCGAACAGGTAACGGTGCCACATCTTCAAAAGCGTGGTATCAATTCCACCAGAGAAAATGGCCGCTTTACGTTGCCGTTTCAGCATTTCAAAAACACCCTTGATATGCTCCGGTGAACATGCCAGCAGGTTATTGTCCTGTAAAATGTAGCCGTCAGTAATTGCCAGTTCCCGCACGGCTCCCTCTCGACCAGGAACAAAGCACCAAGGGCATTTTTTAGAGCAACCACGGCTTGACATGGTAACGCCATCCTTGACAAAACGCCCCGGCACGAACTCACCGCCAGCATCACCGAACGCAGGGCCGCCAATCTTCACGTCAGAGTAATAGTCACTCCATGCCCTCGCCAACCGTTCACCTTCTGGAATGTCCCACGTAAACGCAACCGAGACACGAACCGGCATTTGTTCCATTGGCCGGAACAGTGGCGGATCACCGACGAAAGCAAGCGCGTCCGTGGGTGTCCATTTCGTTTGTTTTGGAAAAACTCGTATCATCACTGTCTCACTCTGTGGCCGTTATCGGATGTTTAACCAGTCGCGGCACACGGTCTGCGCTCCGCTTGCCGTTGAGCTTTGCGTTAAGTTTCTCGTTGTCACAGTTCCGCTGAATGAAACTGAAACGCCTCTTGTCCATGTGGAATCCAAATAGGGCAGCAGTTGTGCGCCTCAATTCGATTCGCTATAACAGCAGCTCTGCCTGCTTTGCTCCCCGGTGGATACATGCCAAACCTTTTTATTGCCTTGCTGTTGATTACCGCATTGCAACTATCAGCAGATGAAAGAGGCAGGCGGCTGAAAACTCCCGTATCCAACATCCTCAATCCGTGTAGCTTTGTGCGGGGTATTCCGTCAGAATCGCAACACACTGTCATTATTTCCGCCATCCTTGACCACCATGATTCAGTTCCTACCGTTGCCCATTGCGCCGACGATCCAAGGGCAATACGGGGATAGTTGACAACCAGCTTTTCAAGATATTCCAGCGATTCGTGAAAGTGGTAAACAGGGACGGCATACGGTATTGACCGGCCATATTTGAACATCAGCCGCCAGTTATCATCCTCTGTGCCGTCTATCACGTCAGGTATCAGCCAGAAGTCAAAATTAGGATGCCGTGACAATGCCTTTACCCAAACGATATACGCATCCCAATCAACCGGAGTGCCACTTTTCCAGAAGGAGAAAGCACCATTGTCAAGGCAGAAAGTCTGCGCACACTCCATAATCACGCCCAAATCGCCAGGGTGAGCATAAGAGACAAGCGCATGTCTGCCGGTGTAGAAGGTCGGCAAATCCTGTGCTGTGCCAAGTGGTGAACCGTGATAGTGAATCATTTTTACCTCTCCGAAACATAACCAACGCATCGACCGGATGAAGAACCGGTCATGCTTTAACCGTTAATAAACAGTTACCAAATCATCCGGCGTAATATCATCCAGATTGTAAACATGTGACGGTATCGGGAAATTCGGCCACACTCCGGTAATCTGAGATTGCTTGACGAGTCCGATAATCCTTCGTGCATTCTCTCGCTCCATTTCGAGCTTATCAGGATCAACGTAACCACAAGCCACTTGATATGGAGGGAATGCCTCACACGGTACGAATCCAAACGCAATCGGATTGAGCCCACACGCTGCGGCCCCGTTGTAATAATGACCAGCCTGAATACCATAAAAGAGGTCTTTGATTTGCCACTGGAACCCGTTGATTGATCTGCATTTTTTCAAATCCCATATGATTTGACCGTCCCATATATCTAGACGGGCTTTACATATGCAGTCGCTTGATTCATCGACCCAAACAAGAGAAACCTCTTTTTGTGATTCCCTGAGAATCGGTCCTATTTTTGGATGCAGATTGAGCGAATCGTCAACGCCTTCAAGCACGTCCATAACAGGTATTTTAAGAGTCCCGTATGTTGAAGGCAATGCGACCTTGCCGGAATTACTCTGCGTTTCAAGCGCCCTGATCTGCGTAGCCTTTGCGCTCTTTCCTTCACATTCAGGTGATAAAATGAAACACTCTGTATCAAGTCCGGTTTGCCCCTGAAGGCTGAAGGCATGAATCCCGCTGCCGACATTTGCATCATCACCGGCAACATAAGGGATTCGTGCCGTTGAAGGTAACGAGGCGTAAGCCTTCAGTAGACTGGAAGATACAGCAGGCCATTTGTGATATTCTGAAGCAGGAATATCAAAATAGACTCCAGGCTCAGGGCAACTATTTTCATATATTACGGTTTGCATAATTACTCCTTATCATCCAACCAGCGGCAGACTCTTTCATAAGCAGCAGTTGGATTCGGCCAGTGGCTTCCAGTGCGATATAGTTCTTTGCCGTCCTGTTCAATAATTCCCAACCAGCCAACGCGCCCACAATCTCTTAAAATTATATCCATGACGGAACCCTTTCTTTTAACTCTTCAAAATATGCTTCTGCTTTTGATTCTTCGTAGTTTTTCCGATCTTCTTCCGCCCAAACCGCTGGATCGTTGTCCAGTTCCATATCCATGCAACGGGATTCAATCTGTTTGATCCATAGTGGTATCATCTTCTCTGCATGGCGCTTGACTCTGTTTGCAAGGTCAGGAGGTGGCAACACTTCACACTCTTCTTCTGCCGGATAACAGTTCTCGGGCAATCCTGAATAACAACCTGGATCATACGAGTAGGTGTAATCCAGGTCCAATTCCAGTTCGCCGCCATCTAATTCAAATGTGAATTCTTTGATCGGCATGATCACAGCCCCGCTAACTGATTCAAATTAAGATTACGAACAGTTGTAATCGCCTTGTCGTATTCGACTGATGGGATTTCGTTATAGCGTGGGACATTGAATTTATCTTTAAGGTGACGATAAATAGCGGGATATGCTTTTTTTACTTTTAGGCAGGGATATAACTCTTTCCATAATTCAACTTTATGATTAACGGCTTTTTGAATGTTGTTCTGTTGCCAGTTTTCGAGTTTCATGTTGGCTTTAAGATCTGCAACATCGTGACGAGTTTCGGCAAGACCGACAGAAAGAACATGTTGACCAGATTCAAGCGATAACACTTTTTCTCTGGACATTTGAACGGCCTGTACGAGTGCCAGAATTGGATCTTGCGGAATAGCGGGAGTTGTAAGTGCTTTTTCTGCTGCGTTGAATGCGTCTATGTAGGAAAGTTTGAATTGCAGGGCTTGCTTGCCGGTGAATCCCATTGCCAAGAGAGTGAAACCGTCC